TACGTTGCTGTCGTCTAGACCAAAGACAGACCTAATGGAACCAGGTAATTCTGACTCTGGCCCACAACGTCCATCGATTGCAGCAAACTCAGGCTTTACAAGTATGGCCTCGATGAGCAGGTCTACGTTTAAGCAAGATCCGATCAGTCGAGGATTAGATGGTCAGATGCGTGTTCCACGGGTTATCGCTAATCTTGAACCCAATGATCGTGTTGGTTACATTGTTCCAGATGCTATCTCTGGAGACCAAAATGCTTTTGTACGTCAGTTCAGAGAAGAAATCTTAACTTCCTTAGGTGGTGTAGACGAACTCTCAATTTCCGCTGGTGTAACTGCAACTGAATACAAATCACTATTTGGACGTGTTGCAGCAACTAGCAAAAAGAAAGCTAATTCTATTTACACACATGGTATCTGCCGTTGTTTAGAACTTATTATTTATCAAGAAGAACAGCTTTTTAAAGATACGTTAGCTGCAGCAGCAAAATTTGAGAAGCCTGTTCCTCCTTCAGAGAATGCCGGTCCAGAAGAAGAGCAGCTTTATCAGCAAGCAATGCTTCAATACGAAGATATGCTCAAGAAACTATTGATGGCTTGCGTGGAAGCAAAGATGATTCCACCCGGAGTTAAAGGTTTAATCCCTGATGGTGATATTACAATACAGTGGCGTTGGTTAGGCCCTGTCTACGAAGAATCAACGCAAGATATTTTAAACAATTCAATTGTTGTACGAAACCTACAAGAGTTAGGTGTTGATAGCATTGAAGCACTGAAATATCTTTTCCCATCAAAAACAGATGAGGAAAGAGCGGAGATGCTTTCGGGCTTCCCGTTCAGGATGGTAAACGAATTACAAGGAGCTTATTCAGCTTTTTCTCGTTTGGTAGGGGGCATGATGCAGACCCCTCACCCTCAGGCCCCAGATCTGCCCATGGCGGCAGACCCAAGGTTAGACCTAACACCTTATCTGTATCGAACCCTAGAAGCGTTACAAAAGGAGATGAGTTATGCAGGACGCTACCGTCCAATCGATCCCACAGACGAGCCCTCAGTCAGTGGCACCAAGCAATTACGTGGCGGCAGCCCCGCAAGCTCCGGTGGCACCAGTGGCTCAGGCTCCGGTGGGAACGTACTACCCCCAGGCGGTGCCCCAGGCGGCACCTCAGGGAACTACCAGTTACCAATCCGCCCAGTCTCCATCCGTCCCCCAATCCCAGGACTCGATGGCACCCCAGGGGAATCCATGGGAATCGGCGTTCAACAAGGTGGTGAACCTGTTGGGCAGCCCGGTGCAATCCCCGTTCCAGGGAGCACCATCACAGGTCCAGGATCAGGCTCCGATTCAGTATACCCAGGCAAACTGGGGTACTCAGGCGAGTCCATCCCAGGCACCAACTTGGGGGCAATCGGCTCCGCAGATCTCGCAAACAAGCCAGACCTCATCCAACAACTCTTCCCCAACCTACTCAGTCAGCTCGTTGGCGGACGTAGCGGAAGTCCTGGACTGGAGTCCAGAGAGTCGGATGGTAGTGGAAAACTACGGGACCGAAGCACCAGCAATTCTAAATCAGTACGCTCTAAATCTCGAAAGCGTAGTTGATAGTTCTATTGCATGGGGCAAAGAAGCTCAGCATCAGTTTGCTCGTGCAGCTGATTTCATGATCACTGAGCACCAAGAGAATCTCGCTTATAACGAGATGCTTACTAATCCTGATATCTTGAGTGACTATACACTTAAGTTCTTTGGTCCTGAAGGTCCATACCCCGTGTATGAATCTGAAGCTGAGTTAGCTACTCCTGGTTATCCAACTGCTGCTGTTCCTATGCAGCAAAATAATGTTGCTGGTCTACCTGCTCCCCCACAAGCAAGTGCACCACAAGCTCCCCAAGATTTCTGGGGTTCTTTCAAGCAACAGATGGATCAAGATCCTAGCCAAGCCTGGCGTGTTATCAACCAAGCTTCTCCTCAAGCGATTGCTAATAAGCTCTTTGTAATGGAGTGATCGAATGAGACAACTTGCAGGGCGTTTTCTAAACGCCGTTTCAAGTAGTCCTCTTCAGTCAGCAGCAGCCGGTGGTCTTGCTACCGCCGGTTTATCTGTTGGAGGAAACCTCGCTTCTGAAGAAGGACGAGAAAAAGGTGCTGCACGTATTGCTCTAGAAGCATTAGGTGCTGGTGCCTTAGGAGCTGGTGTTGGCTCACAAATTCCGGCTATTAAAAAAGCTACTACACCCACTGCAGCAGACGAATATTTAAATATGCGTCTTGCAAAAGGGACTACTAATAGAGCACAAAACCCTAAAAAGAAGCCGTTAACTGAAGAACAGTTATCTCAAGCCGGTCGCTTGATTGACATGGCTGCAACAGCTGCCCCTTATGCTGGCGGCGCTGCTGTAGGCACTGGTTTATTAGCAGCTGGTGGCTTGGGTGGACAGATTGGTGGTGGTGTTGCCAACCTTGGAAACATGGCTGGTCTCGCTATTGATCCTGAATCACCTGGCTCAAGCAACACACAGGGTTCGCGTATGAGTATGCAAACCCAGCAGTTACCTATGTATTAATTAATGCATGTATTACAAACTGCTAAAATTTAATGTAGATAGGACTTTTTGTCCGATCTTTCATCCGACAAAACTATTCCTGCGAACTGGAGGATAAAAGACTGTGTTCTTAGACAACGATTTTCCTAAGATTTTAGGTGCGGAACTATACCGCCCCCATCCCGCTTACATTTGCGAAATGGCCGTTGAGCCTGTGGTCGTACATGACTTCACCTCTCAGCCTGGCCAGACCGTGCAGCTGGATCGCTACAAGTTCTGGGGAACGCCTGGCACCAAGGATAGCCGCGAGCGTATCTCAGATCAAACTATCGGTACTGCTAATAGCCGCAACATCACTAAAGAGAAAGTGCTTGTTGTGCTTAAAGAGTACACCGGCCCTGCGGACCCAAGTGATCCTACACAGCCTTCTACCTTTAAGATTGCTCGTGAAACTCTGATCACTGCTCAGCGTTTGCTGCTTGATACCGGCAACCTGAACATGTTCCACCAGTCCATCGGTAGCTTGACGCTGCTTGATGACTATCGTCGTTGGCGTGACCGCGTCTTCATTGACGAGCTTGCAAAAGCAGAAGCACAAGGTCAATCATCTTCTACCCAAGGTGGTTACTATTTTGCTGGCGATAAGGCTAAGGATACCCAAGGCCGTGTCTCTTATACCGCTGCAGAATATACTGCACAAGTACAACAGTTTTCTGTTCGTACCGACCTTCTCGAAGTCGTAAAAGATCTTCGTAAGCGCAACGTACCAACCTTCGCTGATGGTCTGTATCGTTGTATTTGCGATCCTGTGTTCATGATGCATCTGCGTCGTGACGAAGACTTCCGTGAGATTGCTCGCTACGCAGGCAATCCTGGACAAGGCATGTACATGGCTAACCCCATGATGCCTAACAACTCCAGTTTCTACATGGGACCACAAGCTGGCCAAGGTTACTTCCTTGCTGGTGAGCCCGTCATGCCTACTGGCGTTCAGTTCGAGGGTGTTAAGTTCTTCGAGTCAACCAACTTCCCTAACAAGAGTGTTAACGCATCATTCGATGCAGGTGCTAATTATGCTTCTGAGGAAGTTGCACAAGGTTACTTCTTTGGTCCTCAGGCAGTTGGTGTTGGTATCGGCGGTCCAAACGCACAAGTGCTCATCAACAACAACGATGACTTTAGTCGCTTCATCATCTTGATCTGGCAACTGTATGCAGGTTTCGAGGTTCTGAACAAGGATTTCATCACGACTGCATTCAGCTTCCTGTCTGACGATGGCGTGGTTTAAGTTATATCTATAAACCTCTACTGAGAATGTAAATGGCATACTTATCTGCTAAGAAAATTTATCCAGCCGATATGGCTGAGCCGCTTAACGGTTGGTATCAGAACATTGATACCAATGAGAGTGGAACTAATGATGGTTCCAAGGGTGGCCCTACTTCTGTACTGGCCAATCCTGGTTGGCGTTTTTTCCAGTTACGTGGTTACGTTCCTGTAACCAATGCTTCTGGTGACGGTTATGTGACCACTGCTGACGTTATCATTCCTTCTCCTTATAAGAATGATGACACTCGCGTAAACATCACTGGCATGGTTGTCGGCGCTACTGCTGACCGTCCTGCTTATGTTTATCGTTCTTCTGTTTCAGTCGCCAGCGGCTGGGACGATGGACGTGTCGCTCTTGATGGTCTCACCACTTCAGGTGCCACTCAAGTGATCGGCTTCGGTCCTGGTACCGCTACTGCTCCTACAACCTTTTCTGGTGTTGTAGAAGGCGCTAACGTTACTGCCGTAGCTAATAACATCCCTGCAGGCACCGGTGGCCTGGGTACTAACCCCTTCCAGACTGCTACGACTTTGACCACCCCGATGCTCTATAAGGAGTACACGGCTGATCAAGCGTTCCGCGTCTATTCAAAGGCAGCTACTAACTCCACTGCAACTAACGGTGGTTGGGCTATCTCTGATGCTGATAAGGCAGCTGGTCGTTATGGTTACATCCTGGTTGAAGTCTGCTTCGTCCAGCCTGATGTACCTGTTGAGTACGATGACCTTGAGCAGTACCTTCCCTACAAAATCGCTTCTAATTGATTTTGTAAAAGTTCAATAAATAAAGCTAAGATAGGACCAGTAAATAAATGCTGGTCCTATGCTTTATAAACATAACAGAACAGGGGCACGACTTAAAGTTGTGACTGAATGGGACGAGGGAGATTGGTTCATGGTCGAAGACCAGGACGGTAAAGTCTTCACTGTATATAAAACAGAACTTGTCCCAGATGAACAAGCGACAAAACAAGTCAAAAGTCTTCAAGTTAAGGATGCAGCAAAAGGCGATGAACCACGCAAATTCCCAACTGAAACTCGTTTAAACATCAACGGCGCAACTGCTCAAATGATCGCTGATCATATTAAAGGAGTTGGTATAAAAACAGCCAGAGATATCAAAGATTTGCAATCTTCTTTGTCGGGTGAAAGATTCAACAATCTTGAACAGTTGCGACAGATTTCACGGGTTGATTGGGATTCTGTATTTGCTGCAGACCTTGTCCGTGTTTGATAAAAGCCCTTCGGGGCTTTTTTAATTTATAATGAAAGGATACGGTTGTGGAACGTGTCACAATTATCCAACTTTAACAAGAGTCGTATTAGATACCATTTGGGTTACTACATTGTTAGTGTCCCAGCAGGTGACTATGCACGCTTAGAAGAAGCAATGAATTCCGTACCGGATTCAGTGTTTGCTGATAAGATTGTTTATCAGATCGAACGTTGTGATGCAGCTGAACGCAAGACGCAATTAGCTTCTTACGAAACAGATTTTCGACCACCGAGCACAAGAGTTGAAGGCATTGTTGGAGACGTTGATCGTACGATTCGATCCAGCAATGTCAAGGATGCTTTAAAGTTATGGGATGAAGTGTATCTGTATGAGACTAATCGTCTTGCACAGATTCTTTACGTACCTAACTATAAAGATCCTTTCCAGGCACGTTATCGATATGAACGTTCTGGAGCAGAGTTCATCATGGCTCTACCAGGCCCAGCTGATACCGCAGTTGGTGCCAACCTTTACCTCCACGTTAATTACAGATAATCATGGGACTATTAGGAGCAGCTGGAAAGCTTTTTAACACAGCAAGAAAATCACCTCTTGCAGGTAAGTTCATGCAACGCACCGGTAATTTTCTGCAAAGAAATTTTAATCCTGCATCAGCGCAAGGGTATAAGCAAACCCTTAGAAATTTAGGCCCTAAAGGAAGAGCTAACCTAAGAGATATCAATAGAACCGGCCTAACAGAACTAGGTGATGGTGTTCGTGCAGGGTCTGCAATGCCTTCTGTACGTAATATCGGACGTGGATTACTGGGTGCTGGTATTGTCGATTCTTTAAGTAAAGGTGATTATGATAGTGCAGCTACTCAAGCACTTCCTTTTATCCCTGGTGGTGTGCTTGCTAAATCTCTGATTGGCGCTGGTGCTTTATTTGCAGCTGCTGAAGGATTAGCTCCAGTAAGCACAGCACATGGAACCATGGACGCACTGACACCAGAACAGAGGAAAGCTTATGAAGCAGAGACAAGACGCCAACAAGAGAATATGTCTCCTGCACAGAAGCGGAAAATGGGCATCACTCCTGCAGAGTCTGTTTTTGAAAATTTACCTCCTGAGTTATTACCTGGTGCACCTACCATAAACAATCCTCCTAATAACTTACCGTCCTCCCCTGAAGCTGTTGTAGCTAATCCACTGCAGCAAAAGATGGCTGAATACGAGCAAGGTAGAGCTAAGGCAACGACGCAAGAAGAGATGGATGCAGTAAGAGACCTGGGGATGTCAATCCATCAAGCTGCTAATCCACAGATGTATGAGGAATCTTATAACCCTCTGATGGCAGCTACGTTCCCTGAGCGTTACACCAAGACACCTGAAGACTTTATTGTTCAAGGTGGTATTCAAGCACCTAGATCAATGACTGAAAAAGATGCAGCACAAGCTACTGCATTTGGTAATAAGGTACAAAATATTGAAAATCTAGATGTTAACCCCATGTATAATCCTTTTGAACCAGCTGAAGAACAGTCACCGCGATATAAAGCATTGGCTGCTGTAACTGCTTCTAGACGTTTTAAACCTTAATTGTTTTGAATTTTATTTGTGGTCTTTTATCAATCGCCGTCTGCATTATGCCTAATCCTCTAAATAATAAAGCAGTAGCAAATTTACTTAGGCAAGCAGGTTTTGATGAAGCAACTATCCCAAGAATGGTTGGTATTGCAAACGCAGAATCCAGCTTAAATCCAAGGGCGCATAACCCTAATGCAGCAACTGGAGATAACAGCTATGGCTTGTTTCAAATCAATATGCTCGGTGGAATGGGAAATGAGCGTAGAAAAAATTTAGGCTTGGCAAGTAACGAAGAGTTGTTTGACCCTTTAACTAACGCTAAAGCTGCTAAAGCTATTTATGATCAACAAGGTTTAGGTGCTTGGTCAGTGCATCGTTCAGGTGCAGCAGATAAATTTACTCCAACTGCAGAAGAGATTGGACCATCAATTATTAATCCAGATGGTTTTCTTGCAGACTACAAAGGTGATCTAACAACAGAAATTCCTAACGGTTACTCAGGTGCTATTACTGTTAATAACTATTATGGTGATGGCACTGAAACACAACAGAAAAAGAATAAAAATCTAACTCAAACATTATTTACTTCTTTGATGAACCAACAAAATAAATCCAGTGATCCTTTGGATCTTATGTTGAATCGAATGTTAAAGGGTGGTGTAGGTAGTGGAAAGCTTTATCCACTGCCTTGATTTAATCAATTAAACTAGAAGAATGACTTATTACCGCCCCGTACAAATTGGTGTAACTGGTCCTAAAGGAAGGATGGGTTCTGGCACGGGATATCACATCGATAGTAAGTATTCAGCTTCTCTCCCATGGGAAGATATTGTAGGAAGGTTTGATTCAAAAG